CAATATTGCGGATGAGCAAATTGAAGATTTGATGGATGATGCTATCCAGATTTATCAAAATCGCCATATGGATGGTGTTGAATTGATGTACCTAAAGCATAAAGTTACACAACCATTTTTAGATGCAATTCAGGCAAGAGGAAGTGATAAAACTACTGGTATTACTACATCATCAGGCACTGCAAACATAACTGGTATTGGAACTACCGTATTTACATTTGAGGAAAACCAAAACTTTCTTCAAATTCCAGACGCAGTTATTGGTGTTGAGCGCGTTTGGAAATTAGATAATCGCGCAATTAGCACTAATATGTTTAGTGTCAATTATCAATTGTTCTTGAATGAGATTTATTGGTTTAGTTCTACTGAATTGTTGAACTATACCATGACAAAGAGATATCTAGAAGATATTGATTTTATTCTACACCCAGATAAACAAATTAGGTTCAATAGAAGACAAAATAGATTATATTTAGATACAGACTATTCCAGCATGAGAGTTGATGATTACATCATTATTCAATGCTACAGGGTTCTAAATCCAAATGAATTTACTAAAGTTTATAATGATCCATTCTTGAAAAAGTATTTCACTGCTTTGATGAAGAGGCAATGGGGGCAAAATCTTATCAAGTTTAGGGGAGTAAAACTTCCAGGTGGAGTTGAGTTGAATGGTCGTGAAATTTACGAAGACGCAGTAAGAGAAATAGAAAAACTTGAAGAAAGAATGACTTATGATTATGAACTTCCACCATTGGATATGATTGGATAATGTTAAATCCATTTTTTACACAGGGTACTAGAAGTGAGCAAACTCTTGTACAAGAGTTGATGGATGAACATATCAAAATTCATGGTATTGAATTTATATACTTACCTAGAATTTTTGTCAATATAAAATCTATATTGCGAGAAGTTTCCACATCTAAATTTGATCGATCATTTCCTATTGAAGGATATGTTCAAAGTTATGAAGGTTTTGGAGATCCTTCAAATATTCTAACAAAATTTGGTGTAAGAACAACTGCAGAAATGCAAATTGTTATTTCGCAAAGAAGATTTGAAGATAGTATTACTCCACTTCTTGAAGGTGTAACTGGATTATCTCAAAATCCAGTAAGACCCTTGGAAGGAGATTTACTATATTTTTCGCTATCAGATACTCTTTTTGAGATTAAGTATGTTGAAAATGATCAACCTGGATTTTTCCAATTACAAAAAAATTATACTTATTTACTGAAGTGTGAAGCATTTGAATATGAAGATGAGGTTCTCAATACTGGAATTGATGAAATTGATGATGAATTTGCGTCTTTTGGCTACAATGCAACTCTAACATTTGTTTCGGCAGGAACAACTGCTGCTGCTTATACTTCACTAGTCAATGGTGGTGTTCATAAAATTACAATTCTCAATGGAGGAACAGGATATACTGCGGATCCTACAGTTAGAATTTCTCCTCCAGGAATAGGCAGAACAGCGCAAGCAATTGCAATTACAACTGAAAATAGTGGTGGATCTAGGTCACTGCAAGCAATATACATTACAAATCCTGGATTTGGATATACTACTATTCCAACAGTTCAAATTATTCCTAATGATGGAAGAGGATCTGGTGCATCTGTAATAGCTGGTATTGGAACAACTGGATCTGTTGGAATTATTACAATTACCAATGGTGGTTCAAGTTATGTCTTACCACCTACTATTACATTCACTTCTGCTCCCGCTGGTGGTGTTACTGCTATTGGAACAGCAGTTCTCAATACTCAAAATAATCTATCGGCAATCAGAATTATCAATGCTGGTTATGGATATACTCAAGTTCCTACTATTACAGTATCTGCTGCAGGGACTATTGGTATTGGTACTTATCAATATGGAGATATCATCAGAGGAGTTTCAACTGGCACAACAGCATTCACAGCTTCTTGGGATAAACCAACCTTAACAATGAGAGCACGCAACTTGACTGGAAGATTTGCTCCTGGCGAAATGATCATTGGCGCAGGAACAACATCTGGTAGTGTTGCATACATCCTAAATACAATCAACTATGATGACGATGATCCATTTGAGCAAAATCAAGAAATTCAGTCTGCAGCGAGCACTATTCTTGATTTCTCAGAAAATAATCCATTTGGTGAGGTGTAACAAATGCTAGGGACATATTTCTATCACGAAATCATTAGAAAAACAGTTATTGCTTTTGGCACACTGTTTAATAATATTGAAATCAGACACAAAGCAGACAATACAAATCAAACGCTAAGTGTTATCAAAGTTCCAATTGCTTATGGACCAATTCAAAAATTCTTAGCAAGAGTTGAGCAGCAACCAAACTTTGAAAGAACTGTTGCTATTACATTGCCAAGATTAGCATTTGAGATTATATCATATCGTTATGATGCTTCCAGAAAGGCATCTCCAATAACAAAATTCTGCGGAGTAGAGAATAACAAAATTAAAAAAGTATTCATGCCTGTTCCATATGATATTGGATTTAGATTAAGTTTTGCATGTAAACTTCAAGATGATACATTACAAATTTTAGAGCAAATTCTACCATTCTTTCAACCATCATATTCAGTATCTGTAAAATTAATCGAGGAAATTAACGAAGTAAGAGATATTCCATTCACATTAAACAATATCTCATTTAAAGATGAATATGAAGGTTCTTTTGATAAGAGAAGATATATTCAGTATGATCTAGACTTTACTGCAAAAACATATTTCTATAGTGAACTACCAACCGATGAAAGTGGTGGTATCATCAAACGTGTTCAGATTGATTACTCTTCTGCAATTAGAGCACCAAGAGAAGTTAGATATGTTACTACTCCTGCTGCAACTAAAGATTATAACAATGATCAGACAACTGCACTAACAGCGACACTAGAAACTTCTAAGACATTAATGAAAGTAACAAGTTCTGCTTCATTAGAAGTTAGAAAGTATATTCAAGTTAATGAGGAAGTAATGCGAATTGAAGAGATTGATGGAACTAATATTATTGTTGCAAGAGGGCAATATGGGTCTTCAATTCAAGAACATTATACTGGGGATAAAGTTGATCGGATTACTATTGCCGATGATGCTCTAATTGATACTGATGACGACTTTGGTTTCAATGAAACTAAAACATTCTTCCAAGACTTCAAATCGTTTAGTTCAAGTCAGGGAAGCGATGTATAAAGAATGGAAAAACCATTTGATGCTATTGATAAGGCGCTTGATATAAAAGCGGAGATGGTGGAAACTGTCAAAGAAAAACCACCAGTAGAAACTCCAGATGATCCTCAAAAGGATTATGAATATAGTAGAGCGCAATTATATACTCTCATCGAAAAGGGTCAAGAAGCAGTTAGTGGAATACTTGAACTTGCACAAGATAGTCAACATCCGAGAGCATTTGAAGTTGCGGGACAACTAATTAAATCCGTTGGTGATGTGACTGATAAGTTATTAGAACTCCAAAAGAAAATGAAAGATATTGAAAAACCGCAAAGCAATGGTCCAAAAACCGTCAATAATGCATTATTTGTTGGATCGACTGCAGATTTACAAAAAATGTTGAAGCAAGGATTTCTAAATAATGATAAGTAACCACTAAAACGATGAACGAAGATCTTACAGATTGGTTTGGTAAAGGTGGTGAAGGTGGAGTAGGTGGTGGTGGATGGGATCGTTATAATACTAAAGGTGAAAGAATTGGTAAATGTGCTCGTGAACCAGGTGAACCAAAACCAAAATGCTTATCTAAAGAAAAGGCAGCGAAAATGGGTAAAGACAAGATTGCTGCCGCAGTCAAAAGAAAACGTAGAGAAGATCCAGTAGCAGACCGTTCAGGAAAAGGAGGAAAACCAATCATGTCATCGAACAAAATTAAAGAAGCAGCAAACGCAGCACAGCAAGCAGCGATTGCGATCAATATGAAAAAAGCAGGTAAAAAACCCAAGTGTATGAAAGAACAAACTCCAGAAGAGTTTATGGAAGCTTGTTGGAAGGGATATAAGCAAGTTGGAATGAAGAAGAAAGGAAACAGAATGGTTCCTAACTGTGTTCCTGAAGAAACAGAACTTGATGAAATGATTGCACTTGCTGCACCTATCATACGAGGAGTTGCAGCAGTATCAAGAATTGGACAAGGTGTTGCAAAAGCAGGGCAAGCAGTAAAATCTGGAGCAAAAGCAGTAGGATCGAAAGTTAAAGATGCTGCTAAAGATGCTGCACAAACAGTAGTTGGACAAGCAGCATCTGACGTTAAAAAACCACCACTAGCAACTAAAAAACCCCCAGAACCAGAATGGAAAAAGGGACTAAAAAAAGCAGGTCAAACTGTAAAGTCTGCAGTAAGGACTACGGTTGGTGGTTTTTCTTCGATGTATGAACCAAGAGAAGAATACATTATGGAAAAGAATGTTCCTACCAATCCTTCTCTATGGTCAAGAGCAAAGTCACAGGCAAGAGCAAAGTTCGATGTTTATCCATCCGCTTATGCTAATGGATGGGCTGCCAAGTGGTACAAATCCAAAGGCGGTGGATGGAAAACTTCTGCAAAGGAGAGTTATGACGAGACAAGAGAACTACTTACTTTTAGTGATTTTAGGCAGATCTCTAACAATAGCTTCAGCAATGAGAACGAAACAGTAAACGAAGTTGCAGCGTGGCAACGTAAAGAAGGTAAGAACAAAACAGGTGGACTTAACGAAAAAGGACGCAAATCTTACGAGGCAGAAAATCCTGGGTCAGATTTAAAACCACCCCAACCTGGTGGTGGTCCACGTAAGAAGTCATTCTGTGCTCGTATGGGTGGAATGCCTGGTCCAATGAAAGATGAAAAGGGGCGTCCAACAAGAAAAGCACTAGCACTAAGAAAGTGGAAATGCTAATAATTTATGGCACTTGACATTTATCTTGGTAATCCTAATCTAAAAAAAGCAAATACTCCGATTGAATTTACTGAGGAACAAATTCTTGAGTTCCTCAAATGTAAACAAGACCCAGTATATTTTGCTAGGAATTATATCAAAATTGTTTCTCTTGATCATGGTCTAGTTCCTTTTGAGATGTATCCTTTTCAGGAAAAACTCATTAGAAATTTCCATGCTCGTCGTTTCAATATATGTAAGATGCCTAGACAGACTGGTAAATCTACCACTGTAGTATCTTATCTGTTACATTATGCTGTTTTTAATGACAACGTAAATATTGCAATTCTAGCAAACAAAGCTTCCACTGCAGGTGATCTATTAAGCAGACTACAACTTGCTTATGAGAATTTACCAAAGTGGATGCAACAAGGCATTATTGCTTGGAACAAACGATCTATGGAGTTAGAAAATGGTTCAAAGATTATTGCTGCTTCTACTTCTGCCTCTGCAGTTCGTGGTGGATCTTATAACATCATCTTCTTGGACGAATTTGCGTTCATTCCTAATCATATTGCTGACGAGTTCTTCGCTTCTGTCTATCCTACTATTTCCTCTGGTCAATCTACAAAGGTAATTATTGTTTCTACTCCACATGGTATGAACCATTTCTACCGAATGTGGCATGATGCAGAAAGAGAAAAGAATGAATATATTCCTACTGAAGTTCACTGGTCCGAAGTTCCTGGTAGGGATACTAAATGGAAAGCACAAACTATTGCAAACACTTCTGAACAACAGTTCAAAACAGAATTTGAGTGCGAATTTTTAGGTTCTGTTGATACTTTGATTACACCATCTAAACTCAAAGCGATGGTTTATGATGATCCTGTAAAAAATAATGGAAGTCTATGCGTTTATAATGAACCAGATGAAATACGAGATTATATTATAACTGTTGACGTTGCTCGCGGAGTATCGAAAGATTATTCTGCTTTTGTTGTGTTTGATATTACGACATTCCCATATAAAGTTGTTGCCAAGTATAGGAATAATGAAATCAAACCTATGCTATTCCCGTCTGTTATTGAGGAAGTTGCAAGAGCATATAATAATGCTTATATACTGTGTGAAGTCAATGACATTGGGGATCAAGTTGCTTCAATTCTGAACTTTGACCTCGAATATGAAAATATGTTGATGTGTTCTATGCGTGGACGTGCTGGACAGATTGTTGGTACTGGTTTTTCTGGAAAGAAAACTCAACTTGGAGTGAAGATGAGTTCGACTACAAAGAAAGTAGGATGCTCAAACCTAAAAACTTTGATTGAAGATGACAAACTTATTATAACAGATTATGATACGATTAGTGAGTTGACAACATTTATTCAACGAAAGCAATCATTTGAAGCTGAGGAAGGATGTAATGATGACTTAGCAATGTGTCTTGTTATTTTTTCTTGGTTGGTTGCTCAAGATTACTTCAAAGAGATGACTGATCAGGACGTTCGTAAACGTATCTATGAAGAGCAACGAAATCAAATTGAACAAGATATGGCACCATTTGGATTTGTAAGTGATGGATTAGATGCACTGGAAGGAGAATTAGATAAGAATGGTGATGTATGGAAACTTGATGAATATGGAGATAGGTCTTACATGTGGGAATATCATTGATTTCAGGAATTTATAAATAATTTTAGTCTAAAATTAGGGTTACTGCAGGGAGTTTAGAATGGCACTTCAGTTAGCATCTCCAGGTATTCGTGTAAGAGAGGTAGATCTAACCCGTGGCGGCGTAAATGCAAC